TCTAGCAAGTTCTGCAACATGACCTTCATAAGTCACTTCATGTTTTCTAAGTCTTTCTTCTTTTAGTTCACCTATGTGTTTGACAACAAGTGGAGAATACTTTGGATTAGTTAGTTCTGATCCTTCACGCATAGCTCTGTCCTTGCTGTACCCAGCAGCGATAGCAGCTTCACGTTTAGTCATTGGACCATCAGGTCCACCGAATACTAAAAACTCAGCGAATCTTTGTTGCATTTCTGTTAATCTTTTTGGTACACCCATAGTTGACAATTTAAGGGAACTATCCTATAAAGTCAATAGATGAAAGATGATCGAGGAGACTTGGATTTAACTAAACAAATAGAAGATTTGCATTCAAGAATTGAAGGAATGAAGTTGTTAGTGGATTCACAAAAAAAAGATTTATGGGAGCAGCGGTTGTTGTCTTCAGAATTAGAGAAAGCAAATAATCTCTTGCAAGGTTATAAAAAAGTGATACAGGATTTATCTGACAAGTTGAAACGAGAAGATTCATGAGAGTACAAGACTTGCAACTATTCTTAGGTAGTTTTACAAAAGGTTCCGACGCAGTAACAAATGCAGTTATCTATGTAGAAGTCCAAGGAAAGTTACACGCTATCCGACGTATGGAAGTGCACGAAAACGCAGTTCCAATCATAGGCCAGCCAGGTCATAGTGCACACAGATTAGTTTTAAAAACTGAAAAACCTTCTAAACTTATCTTGCCAGAAAAGCTTCAACGGGACTACTAACTTCCCTTGAAACCAGAACAAAAATTATATGCAAAAATTAAAAAATCTATACCAAAAATATCGTGGATTCGACTTGAAAATCTTAGCTTATCCGGTACTCCTGATCTATTGGGGTATAATAATAACGGTCACTTTTTCACTGTAGAACTAAAGGTCTGTAAGGGGAATAAAATACGATTCTCACCACACCAAATAGCGTTCCATGTACGCCATCCTAACAACTCATTTATCTTAGCAGAGAGCCTTGATCAAAGGTGCTTGAAACTTTTTGAAGGGTCCCAGATCCAGGAGCTTGTTGCTTGCGGCTTGGCGCTTGAACCTCTGTGCTTGGGGCTTGATGCTTGCCGCTTGAAGCTTGAATCTCTCTGAGCTTGTTGCTTGAAGCTTGACGCTTTAGGCCCGGACCAGGATGCACGCAACTAAGCCCACGCGTTGAGTTAGCTTTGCTAATGACCTGATCCGAATTTATTCCACGCGGGAATTCTGTTTTAATGTTTACCATATGAAACTGTCTTAATTGAGGCGTCCCAGCATTGTCTACAGTCACGGCACTCGTTATTTTGTTTAGGGGCCGGACAGCTGGCGTTGCTGTTAACAACCTCCGAACTGTTAGGCCAGGAAGCAGGCGCCCGCTGGTCAACCATGGGCGCGCTGAACCTTATGACTAAATTGTTTGGCTTGCCGTCGAGATGGTCCTTAATCCATGCTTCACGGGTAGGCATCCAGTGACGCTTGCCAGGTGTGAGCTGGCATACCTTATAAATTTTTTGTAAGTGATTTAAATCTTGTACATCGCCTGAGTCATGCCATCTGAAGACATCAGGCTTTTTAGAATTAATTAATGTTGCCATCGCTTCAACCCATTGCGGTGAGCTTATGGCCTTCAGTCTTCTGTATTGCGCCTCTTGTACAACCTTAAATACATAACAACCTTTTAATGCGTAGCAGTCATAACAGACGCTGCCCTTCACCTGCTGGAGCTTGCCGCCAGTTTTGCATTCTTTGGCAGGAAGACCTATCGACCAGCCCGGCATCTTTGACGGTTTGCTTAGGCTGCCGCCTATAATTTTTAATGCTTCACTTGTTTTCATATTCCCAACTTTCTAAGTTTCTTGTCTACTTCTTTAAATGTATTTGTTTTCTCCCATACATCAGCATAGTCAACCATCAAGATTTGAATTGCTTCTTTGTAATCTTCAATTGTTGGTTTCGGTTTTGTTTTTTTATTTCTTTGCATAGTTCTTTCTCCTTGATTCTCCTATATCATTATAATGCTTTCTTGTCAAGCTTGCCGCCTGACGCTTGCAGCTTGTTGCTTGCTGCTTGTAGCTTGGGCCTTGATCCTCGAGCCATCGCCAGTGGTTTATCAAAATTTTTTCTTTCATCATAATTCCTTTCTTGCTCCAGGCAGTCAGTCCCGAATTACTTCGGTCCTGCCTGCGAGCGATCAGTCTCTTCACACGAGGGCTTCTCGAGTCTTCCCCGCACTAATAGACTGATCCCAGGTCCATCGATATTAGCCGGAAACCGTCTAGAACTCCGGGAGCTGTTACCGCTCAATGGACCAGGGATCAGTGATCAGTCACTATGCTACGCGGGGGGTTACCGGCCACGCTTTCAGGTAACATTCGGGAGCTCCTTTACCGCCCACCGTGTTATAGTGTTTATCTCCACAGTCAATAATGACTGATCCCAGATCCATCAGAGAGTGCTAGCATTTTGCATAGGACATCTCCTATCTCTAATGGATCAGGGATCAGTAGCAAGTTGTCTGTGTATCCTTGCTATTGATCCATAAATAATTGAAAGGTTATTTATTAAATCACATATAATCCTTGACAATCCTTTTGTCAAGTGCTAATTTCAAATCATGCAAAATAAAATAAATAACAGAAAGGACACAATGTCTAGAATAAGAATGAATACAGAGTTAAGAAACAAACTCTTTAATAAAATAAAAAATGTCTTTGAGAATGAGGACACTCAGGAAAGAGAGGCATTTCTTCAAGCAAGAGAGCAAGTTGATAGTGCATACGAGGGTGCAAGTATTCTTGCAAAAGAAGTTGTTGAAAGGTCTTATCCAACAGATGATGTTGCAACTTTAAGAACTTTCAAAAGAAAGTATGGCGACCCTTGTGATGTTGTTGCAAAAGATAAATGCTTTTACTTTGCACACAATGAGGGTGTTGATGATGAGGGCGAACCAACAGAAACTAAATCACATTTTGATTTTGGTTTGTTTGGCAATCTAAATGGTAGTGAGTATAGTAGTGATGACGGAAAGAAATTTGCTGTTGCATACTACCGAGAAGAACTAAAAGCAAAAGATTGCAACCCAGATATCTTTGCACAACAAAATGAAAACAAAGATAATCCACACAAAACGAAACATGTTGACGAATGTATGAAAGCATTAGGATATTCAAATCAATATAGTAATAATAATGATGTTGGTATTGGAATGACTAAAGATTTTAATGCGCCATACTATCTTGATGTCATTGGAACTTCTTATTGCAGATCAAGAGCAATAGCTTGTACTAAAAATGAGTACGAACAATTTGAACAATGGCGAACTGCAAAAGGCAATTTAGTTTCCAAACACCAAACATGGATTGATACAATTCAAAAACAATGCGACCAATTAAAAATAGGATTGAAAGCATACAGATATCTTTCAGAGGGTATTGAACTTGCAACCGAACTTGGTATTGAACTTGATGAGGCAGAACTAATTAGAACTAACTCAACAGGTTTAACTATCTACAATCCAAGCAACTTGGCTAGTATGATTAAAGGTATGAAGAATAAACATCAATCAAGAGAGGCTAAGATATTGGCAAGAAAACAATATGAAGAAAGTCTAAACTAATAGTTGACAAACCTATCCTACTTAGTGTAGGATAGGTACAGAAAGAGAGAAATAAAAATATGACTAAAACATTTTACATAACTTATTGGGCTAGTAAGCATAAGAAACATATTACTAGACAAGGAAAGCATGACGAGAAATCTCGTTATGGTACATCAAAACAGGGCGTGCCTTACTATGTGTACTACGACTTAGATAGTCATGGTTACAGAACTGCGACTACAAGTTGGAAAGTGAGGCACTAATGCCAAACAAACATTTTTGCCAAGGACCAGAGTGCCACCAAAAAACTACACAGGATAGATTTCTAAAATCTAGAGGTGTGGTCCGAGGTCGTTATGCAATGTGGAATATGGACGAGAGTAATGGTTATAGTCCACGATGTAAATTCTTTTGTAGTACTCGTTGCGAGTCTGAATGGTTAGATGTACATATGCCTAACATTGAACAAGGTCGACCGATAGAGTTTATCAGACACAGACGAGAAACAGGTGGTTATGAAAAAAAAACTACAACTAGTGATGATTACTTTGGTAGACCATATACAAGTAGTTCAATACAAAGGGTTGACAACAGAACAGAAATAGAATAGGATTATCCTATATGACAAACAAAACAGAAGAAAGAAAAAACAGATTTAGTGGCGAGTCTGTTATGCTAACTAAAGAAGAGGCTAGAAGACATGATCTTATCTTTGTGGCTGAGTCAATGGCTGAGTTTCATGCTGACCCAGATACAAAAGACAAGCACTATAAGATTATGCGTGAGCATCTTAACTGGTTTAGACAACACAATGCAGACGCTTACATGGTGCTACTAGACTAACTAACTCTCTAACCCCTGGCCCTAACGGGCCAGGGGTCCCGGACCAATCCCAAACATCACTAATCGCTTCGACCCTATCCCCCCTTTTATATAAAAGGGGTCCCACTACTCTAGGTTGTATAGCTTGATTTACACAGCTTTAGCTGGTAAAAACATGTTGAACACTTTAAACATAGTGCAAAAAATTTTTTAAAAAATTTTTATGGAATTGAATAATATAGATATAAGTAAACTACCTGCAGACGTACGTAAAAAATTTAAACAGCTGCAAGTAATGCATGCTGAAAAAAAGGTACAGAACAAAGCCAAAGAAGACTTTATGTCCTTTGTCAAATGTGTGTGGCCCGATTTTATAGAAGGCTCTCACCATAGACACATAGCAAAAAAATTTAATCAACTTGCAACAGGAGAAATTACTAGACTAATTGTAAACATGCCACCAAGGCACACAAAGTCAGAGTTTGCAAGTTACTTGTTACCAGCATGGATGGTGGGCCGTAATCCAAAACTCAAGATCATTCAAGCAACACACACAGGAGAACTCGCAGTTAGATTTGGTCGGAAAGCCAAGAACCTAATTGACTCTGAAGATTATTCTAAAATTTTTAAAACAACTCTACAAGAAGATAGCAAAGCCGCTGGTAGGTGGGAAACGGCACAAGGCGGAGAATACTTTGCAGCTGGAGTAGGCGGTGCGATCACTGGCCGGGGTGCCGACCTATTAATTATCGATGATCCACATTCCGAGCAAGACGCACTAAGTCCCACGGCCCTTGAATCAGCATACGAGTGGTATACTTCAGGTCCACGTCAACGTTTACAACCAGGTGGTAAGATCGTGCTTGTTATGACTAGATGGAGTAATAAAGATTTAACAGGTAAGTTGATACAGAATCAAAAAGAAGCGAAAGCTGATCAATGGCACGTGGTCGAATTTCCAGCAATCATGGACCATGGATCAAGTAAAGCTAAACCTGTTTGGCCGGAGTATTGGAAACTAGATGAATTAGAGAAGGTCCAAGCAACACTGCCCACGGGTAAATGGAACGCACAGTGGATGCAGAATCCAACAGCAGAAGAAGGAGCTATTTTAAAACGTGAGTGGTGGCGAACTTATAAGGGAGAACATATTCCACAACTAGAACATGTTATACAATCATATGATACTGCATTTTTAAAAAAGGAGACAGCTGATTATAGTGCAATTACTACTTGGGGTATTTTTCATCCTGACGAAGATAGTGGTGCTAATTTAATTTTATTAGATGCCATAAAAGGTAGATACGAGTTTCCTGAACTACGGCGTTTGGCTCTTGAACAATATGACTATTGGAAACCAGAGTCAGTTATTGTAGAGGCAAAAGCTTCTGGTTTACCTCTAACTTACGAGCTTAGGCAAATGGATATACCCGTTGTGAACTTCACACCTTCACGTGGAAATGATAAGCATGCACGTGTAAATGCGGTTGCACCTTTGTTCGAATCTGGTATGATATGGGCGCCTGAGCAGAAATTCGCAGATGACGTCATTGAAGAATGCGCTGCGTTTCCTTATGGTGATCATGACGACCTTGTGGACTCAACAACACAAGCAATCATGCGATTCAGACAGGGCGGTCTGATCGGACACCCTGAAGATTATGTGGACGAACCACAAAACGAACGTAAAAGGAATTATTACTGATGCTAGCAGCAATTAGACAATGGGTTATTAGAACAATGATGAAGAACAACACCGGTGTTGTTCAGACTTTACCTAGAAGAGAAATCATAGAACTTAATACACAAATTACAGCACAACGTTTAATGCAAAACGGTGTTGATCCATCGGCATTAAAAAACGCTGATCAAGTCGAGAATGTTGTTAATCAAATAGAGAAACCTAAAGTTATCCCAGCAGACAGTGCAGCAGGTAAAGGTATTACAGAACAATTATTGGGTAAGAAAAAAGCAGAGGTGTTTGATCTTGAAGGAAATAAAATTTCTGAAGGTTCAAAAATTATAGGCGGTAAACAAATTAAACCCATAGACGAACTTGAAAATTTTAATGTAGACAAAGAACCTATTAGTGAAAAATTTATAAATTTTACAATTCAAGACATAAATAAAAAAGAACCTCTTGAAGGTATGAAAATTGCAAATAAAATTATTAAAAGAGAAGGTGAGTTTAAAGATTTAACAGAAGCACAATCACAAAGAATATTAAAAGAAACTAATGATCATCTTACAGGTAAAGATGTAGATTATGATCCAGAAGATTTTTATAACAAAGGTGGACGTGTTGGTTTAAAGGGTGGAACTTTTTTAAACTTTCTAAAAAAATTTAAAGTAAAAAAATCTGGAGATGATCTTAAAGACTTTTTATCTAAAAGACAGTTTATGAAAGACATTGTAGGTAATACTGAAAAAAATAGAAAAGCTAGACAATTAGCTGAACTAAAAGAAGCAATGGAAGAAACTAGAAAAAATCCTGGTTTTGAATTTCCTAGTGGCGAAGAACTTCGAGTAGATATAGAAAAAGAGATTGCTCCTATCTTGCTTAAAGATCGTAAGTTAAATGCAACAGGTGGACGTGTTGGTTTAAATAAAGGTGGTGGATTATTAAAGTTATTAAACTTCTTTAATAAAAAAAGTCCAGTACAAGCGGGTAAAGATTATTTACAAAATGTTAAAGCTAAAACATTAAAAGCAAATGAGACAGGTAAGTTTACGGACCTACCACTTGCAGAAGTTGGTATCCCTGCAGCAAGTGGTGCTCTTGTAAATAATCAAATGAGAAAAAAATTAAAAGCTATGAACGAAGAACAGAAAGAAGAAAACTTAAAAGAATTTATAAAAGAATTAGAAAACGATGAGTTCTATCAAAAGTATCCAGAAATTAAAGATGAAACAATAGCAAACTATACTGAAAAATTATTCGGTGAAAAAAGAGCAGCGGGTGGACGTATCGGATACAAGGATGGACCAGAACTAAAATTATATCCAAGAGCTAGTGGTTTGCAAAAGGAACAGGAAGTAGGTCCTGGTATAAAAATTTCTGAAAGAGATGTGAATTATGGAATTACTGGTTTACTTGAAGGAGATAAATTTTTTGGTGGTGCCGAAATAGATAAAGGTAAAGTTAAAATAGATGTTGTTACCCCAGAAGGTGATACTCTTTTTAAAGATAGTATAGGAAAAGAAGATGCTGTTAATTTTATCTTAGGTATGGGAGACCCTCAAGGTGAAAAGTTTCAAATTAAAACAGATAAAGATTTTGAAAATATTCAAGTTGTTCTTAGAAAATCTTTTGCAAACGGTGGACGTATTGGTTTAGCTGGCGGTATGACAAAGCGTGCATTCTTAAAACTTATGGGTATGACAGGTGCAGGAGTCGCGGCACTTAAATCTGGTATAATTGGACTTGGTGGTAAACAAGCTGGTAAAGAAGTTGCAAAAGAAGTTGTAAAATCAACAACTACACCTCCTCCTTATTTCTTTAAACTTGCAGAAAAAATTAAAATGATGGGTGACGATGTAACCGCTACAACAGATAGAACTATTGCAAAAAAATTACCATCTAAAGATGGTAAATCAGAATATCTTTTAGAACAAGATGTGTCTACGGGAGATACGATAATTAAAAAAATTAATAAAGAAGGTGATGATATGGTTACTAATATAGAAATTATGCAACATAACAAAGGTCAAGCAGATGAATTGACTAAAGGTAAAAAACCAGCAGATTCATATGAAGAAGTTACAGAATATAACTCTAGAATCTATAAAGATAATTTTAATGATCCTGATTATGCAGACGGAATTAATGTTGATGACATTATAAAAGAAATAGATGACCAAGCACCATCAATTAAAAAAGCAGGCGGCGGTATCGCTAGAATGTTAGGAGAGTAATGCGTCCTGATAAACAGAAACAAATGTTATCATATCTTACTCGACCCGCTATGGCTAAGGGTGGACGGACAGGGTTTAAAGATGGACCTGCTGTAAAGTTTGACGAGACAAGAGACAAAATTCCAACAGGAGAATTTATTGGAGAAGGAAGAGACAAAAGTCAAATATTTAAAATAAAAAATAATAAAACAGGATCTATTAAGTACACAACTTCTGGCGCCGGAGGCGGAAAGAAAAAACTTTATAACTCTATAGAAGAAGTTAGAAAAGCTAAACTTGATTTTATACCTGATGAACTTGTCAAAACGGATTCAAAAAGAATAAAACAAAATATTCAAGAAGTTACTTATAAAAATAAAAAAACAGGTGAGATAGTAATTAAATATAAACCTTTTATAGGACCTAACAAAGTTACCATTGAAGGCCAAGGTGCTAATACATTAAAAGAAGCTGAAAAATTTGTTGCAGATTATTTTGAAAAAAATCCAAAAAAAATTAGAGTTAAAGATCCCAAAAAGGATTATGCATCAAAAGAGGTAAGAAAAAAATCTTTAAAAGAAACTGATCCTACTGGAGCAGAAGGAACAAAAAAATTTAATTACCATCACGTAAGACAAATTTCAGGTGGCGTGCCACTAACAACAGATGATGTTATGATTATTAATCAGAGAATAAACTCTGCGCTAGGAACTAAATATAATCAACCTTTAAATTCAATATCAGCTGCTATTCAAAAAAATAACAGATTAGCTTTAGAAGCAATGAATAACAAAAAAGAGGGACTTGCTTTAGATTACATGAGACGCGTTGACGAGCTTAATGCTCAAGCAGAAAAAATTGTAAACAGTGCTATTGATACATTACCAGAAAAATATAAAGGTTATGTTGGGTTTAATCAATTTGAATTACCAAGAGATGAGTACGGGTTACCGATTCAAAAGGAACCGATGATAATTAAAAAAATTGGTGGTATGCCAATATCAAATGATGCGATAGATCTAACAACTTTAAATTTAAAACAAGAAAAAGAATTTAACAAAATAGTTAAAGAACAAGCAAAAGCGGGTAAGGTTGGACCAATAAATAAAACAAAACTTTCTAATCTTTTAAAAGTAATGGAAAAGGCAGAGCCACAAACTGCAAGACAAGTCGGTATGGTTTTAAATTCTGGACTTAATATTGACGACATGGCAGCAGAGATTGCAAAAATTCCAGGAGTTAAAAAATTTGCAAGAGGTTTTATGAAAATAGGTGGACCTTTTGAAGTAGCTTTTCTAGGATTAGATATTGCAAATGAATATTCTAAAGGAGCACCATTAGATACCTCTA